TATAGAGAGTGAATGTGAAGAATATTGTATGGAGACTCATTTGAGTTGTCCTAACTGTAATTCCTTTGTTGTAGTGAGATTACCTAAAAGAGATAATGATGAAATATAATAATAAACTATATAGCATACAAAGAGAACTTGAGTCAGATATGCAAACACGAGGTGTTGAGTATTATCGTTCTGAAGTTAGAAAGGCTATCGAAAAGGGAAACGAGTCTACAACTCTTTATGGAATTCTAGCGATGAAAAAGAGTGTCGATTCTGTAGCCAATGGCATAGATGAATTCCTTGCAGAATCATTTAAAGGCAAGGCAGGTAGATTAAGTTCCTCTGCTCACCTACTCTCGTTAGTAGACCCAGAAGAGACTGCCTATATTGGGTTGAAACAAGTGGTCGATAGTCTTTCTAAAAATCAGACATTGACTAAGTGTGCGATGAGTATTGCGAATGCCTTGGAAGACCAATGCAAGTTTGCTTTGTTTGAAAAGAATGAACCAAAATGGTTTAAGAAACTAGTTAAAGATGTAAATACAAGAACATCAAATAGGTATTATCGTAGGTATGCAATCATACACACTATGAATAAAAAAGCTTTGATTGACTATGAGGTGTGGTCTATACAAGAAAAACTTCACTTGGGTTGCAAGGTGCTTGACCTCATTGTTTCAAAAACTGGTATTATAAAACAAGTAACACATACTTACGGAAAGAATAAAAAAGTGTTACACATTGCTCCAACTGAGACAACACTCAATTGGATAAATTCCGTCAATCTTCGTGGTGAAGTATTGTCTCCTAAATATATGCCTTGTGTTATTGAGCCTAGAGACTGGACTAGTCCATACTCTGGAGGATATCATACAAGGCATATAAAACCTTTACCTATGATTAAGACATCTAACAGAAAGTATTTGACTGAGATGGACTACCATAAAATGGATGAGGAGTACAATGCTATAAATGCCTTACAAAAAACAAAATGGGCAGTAAACAAAGATGTATTAGAAGTTATGAAAACAGTATGGGAGTCTGGAGACAGTTGGTCTGGACTTCCATCCAAAGATGATGCACCACTTCCACCATCTCCTTTTCCTAACAAAAAGAAAGCTGATATGAATGAAGCTGAACTTTTACAACTGAAAGAATGGAAACACGCAGCATCAAAAGTACATCAAGCAAATGCCAGAATGGCATCAAAAAGATTACAAGTAATCCGTACAATCTCTATGGCTAATAAATTTAAAGAATTTGATTGTTTTTATTATGTGTATCAAAATGATTTTAGAGGTAGAAAGTATGTTGCTTCATCATTCCTAACACCACAAGGTCCAGATTATTCAAAAGGATTACTATGTTTTGCTGAGACTGCTCCGTTGACCAGAGAGGGTTTGTATTGGTTAGCTGTTCACGGAGCAAATTGTTTTGGTGAAGACAAAGTTTCTTTTGATAATAGAAATGGGTGGGTCGAAGATAACACAGATAAAATTATTCAGACTGCGACAAATCCTTATGAATACAAATGGTGGCAAGATGCAGACAGCCCTTGGCAGTTTTTAGCTTTTTGTTTTGAATGGAAAGAAATACAAAGTAAGTTGTCAAAGAATCTAAAACTAGGAGATATAAATTCTAGAATTCCAGTTTCTCTTGATGGTTCAAACAACGGACTACAACATCTTTCAGCAATAGCTAGAGACAGAGTAGGAGCAATAAGTACAAATCTTGTGCCGTCAGAAACACCCAACGATATTTATCAAGATGTTGCCAATGAAGTTATAAAAGTATTAGAAACTAGAAAGTCTCACGATGAGATGGCTAGGCAATGGTTAGAGTTTGGAATAAATAGAAAAACTACAAAAAGACCAGTTATGGTAGTTCCATATGGTGGTAAACTTTTTTCAACTAGACAATACATTGAAGATTATATAGTTGATAAAATGGATGTAGGAATTACACATCCTTGGGGAAATGATTTATGGCAACCAACTTTTTATCTGGCAGAGATAGTGTGGGAGTGTATAGGAAAGGTTATTGTGTCTGCTAGAACAGTTATGGACTGGTTACAACAAGTATCTTCAAATATATCTAAATTAAATTTACCAGTTATGTGGATGACACCTACTGGATTTTTAGTACAACAAATGTATCCAGAGACTAAGTCAAGAAGAATAACAACATACATAGATAACACATTGATAAAACCACAAGTAAGAGAACAAGACTTTTCAAAAGCTGACAGAAGAAGAAGTATAAATGGAGCATCTCCAAATTTTATTCATTCTATGGATTCTGCAGCTATGACAATAACAATTAACAAGTGTGTAGAAGTAGGAATAAAAGATTTTGCAATGGTGCACGATTCTTATGGAGTACACGCAAGTTATGTACCAGTACTACATAAATTAACCAGACAAAGTTTTTCTGAAATGTATCAGAATAATGATGTCTTAACTGATTTTGAAACTTTTGCGAAAGAGGTAACAGATGAGATACCTCCTCAACCAGAAAAAGGTGATTTAGATTTGGAAGTAGTAAAACAATCTAATTACTTTTTTAGCTAGTGTCTCAATGAGACAGTTGTTCTGAGGGGGTTGACTATGAGAATTGACTATGTTAGATTTAGATAAAGTGAACAAAGACTTTTTAATTTTGTTATACGAGAATTGTAGAGAGAGATACATACCAGTACCTCTTGATATAATCGCTAAACTCTTAGAGTTTGGTGTAGATGTAAGCGAACTTGATAAAATTATTGATGAAAGGAGAAAATAATATGGCATATCAAGTAACACCTATGGGTAAATCCCAATGGGCAAAAATAGCAGTAGCAGATACCAAATTTGTAGCTGATGGTGAATATTCTATTCGCTTGAGGCTCAAAGGTGAAAATGCTACAAAGCTACAAGCTAATATTGATAAAGCAGTCGAGCAAGCTGTAGCTAAAGCTGTTGCAGACAATCCCAACAAAAAAATTAAAAAAGGTACTGTACCTTATGTTGAGGTTGTCGAAGATGGCAAACAAACTGGAGAACTTGATTTTAAGTTCAAACAGAAAAAAATTATTCAAACAAAAAATGGTCAAGTTGAAAAAAAGGTCGTTATGTTTGATGCTAATAATAAACCAATAGTCGAAAAACTATTGATTGGTAATGGGTCTGATGTCAAAGTGGCATACAACCCAATGCCGTACTACACTCCTACAATGGGGGCTTCAGTATCACTCAAACTTGTTGGGGTTCAAATATTGAATCTTGTACCTTACGACAGCAACGAGGAGTCTGCTGAGTCTTTAGGTTTCAAGAAAGAAGATGGATATTCACATACTAACTCTACTGGAGGAAATGATGAAGAAGAAGACATCTCTTTTGAAGAACCAAAAGAAGAAGCAGACTTTTAGGTCAAAGTTTGAGGAGAGTATAGCAAATGACTTGGACAACCAAAAAGTTAAATATGAATATGAAAGCGAGAAGTTACAATATACTGTGGAGAGAAATTATCTTCCAGATTTTAAACTTCCCTCTGGAATATTCATTGAAGCTAAAGGGTGGTTCAAGTCTGCTGACCAACGCAAACATAGGACTATTAAAAAACAACATCCTAATATTGATATTAGGTTTGTTTTCCAAAATCCAAATGTTAGGGTGCAAGGAAGCCGTATGACTTGTTCTGAATGGTGTGAGAAATATGGCTTCAAATTCGCAAGTAAACTAATACCAAAGGAGTGGTTATGAGTAGAGAATCTACTGATTACATAATGATTCATTGTTCTGCAACTAGAGCCGATATGGATATAGGTGCTGCTGACATCGACAGATGGCATAGGCAACGAGGTTGGAGAAAAATTGGATATCATTATGTCATAAGGCGAAATGGTGAAGTTGAAACTGGCAGAGATATGGATGCAGTTGGTGCACATTGCAAGGGAATGAATGACAAGAGTGTCTCGATTTGTCTTGTAGGTGGACTCGATGAACATAACAAAGCTGAAAACAATTTTACCAAGGAGCAATGGGATACTCTTGAAAAGTTAGTTTGGCAATGTAAATTACCTTATGCAGATGCAGAAGTAGTTGGACATAACGAATTTTCTGATAAAGAGTGCCCTTGCTTCGATGTGAGGGAATGGTGGAGCACGAAGAAAGCAACTTCTTAACCCACAATCCTTGTCCGAATTGTCCATCGTCTGATGCGTTTGCTATCTATGACGATGGGCACGGATATTGTTTCTCGTGTGGGTATACAGAAAAAGATTGTCTCATTGAGACGGAAAGGAGAGAAAAAGTGAATGCAGGATTAATTACAGATGGTGAACAAAAACCATTAGCTAAGAGAAGTATTAATCAAGCTACAATCAAGAAGTGGGATTATCAAGTAGGTAACTACAATGGTAAAGCAGTACAGATTGCTAACTATAAAGATAATCAAGGAACAGTCATTGCACAAAAATTAAGATTTCCTAATAAAGATTTTTTATTTATTGGCAAGACTGAAAAAGTATCTTTGTATGGTCAATGGCTATGGAGAGATGGTGGTAAACAAGTAACTGTGGTCGAGGGAGAGATTGATGCTCTGTCAATGAGCCAAGCCTTAAATAATAAATGGGCTGTTGTCTCTGTACCTCACGGAGCAGCAGGGGCAAAAAAAGATGTCGCTAAAGCTTTGGAGTGGTTAAGTAAGTTTGACAAAGTTGTTTTTATGTTTGACAATGATGAGGCAGGTAGAAAAGCTGCTCAAGATTGTGCATCCATATTACCACCCAACAAAGCAAAGATTGCTAGTTTACCAATGAAAGATGCCAATGAAATGTTGGTAGCAGGAAAGGTAAATGAACTTATTGATTGTATGTGGGATGCCAAGGACTTTAGACCAGATGGTATTGTCAATGGAGCAGATTTATGGGAGTTAGTCTCATCGACAGATGATACTGAATCTTTTGAATATCCATTTAGTGGTTTAAATGGTAAAACACTTGGATTACGAAAAGGAGAGATTGTAACCATAACTGCAGGCTCTGGTGTAGGTAAAAGTCAACTCTGTAGAGAGATTGCCCATTATTTATTACATCAAGGGCAAACAATTGGTTATATTGCTCTTGAGGAAAGTGTAAAGAGGTCAGCCCTTGGGCTTATGTCTATTGCACTAAATAAACCACTACACCTAGGTAATGTAGATGTAACTGACAAGGAACTAAAAAAATCCTTTGAAGAAACACTAGGAACTGGTAGAGTATATCTTTATGACCATTGGGGTTCTACTGAGTCAGATAATTTGTTGGCTAAGATTAGATACCTTGCAAATGGTTGTGGATGTTCTTTTATTGTTCTTGACCATATTAGTATTGTTGTGTCTGGTATATCAGAGGGAGACGAAAGACGAACTATTGATAATACTATGACAAAACTAAGAGGATTAGTAGAAGAACTAAAGGTTGGCTTGATATTAGTCTCGCATCTTAAAAGACCAGATGGTAAAGACCATACTGATGGAGCAAGAGTAAGTCTTGGTCAGTTAAGAGGTTCTAGTGGTATTGCACAACTAACAGATATTTGTATTGGTTGTGAAAGAAACTTGTCTGATAATTCTCCTACAACAACTGTAAGAGTATTGAAGAATAGGTGGACTGGAGAAACTGGAGTAGCTTGTAAATTAGCTTATGACAAACATACTGCTCGTATGAGTGAGTTGACTGTTGATGATGAAGATGATATAGATGATATTACTTTTAATGAAAAGGATGAACTAAATGAAACTAGTATTTGATATAGAAACTGACGGACTTTTAGAGAGTGTTACTAAGATACATTGTATTGTTGCCAGAGATGTCAGCGACAATGATAAAGAGTACATTTTTAAAGAGGACACTATTGGAGATGGTATAGAATTTCTACAGAAAGCAGAAGTTCTAATTGGACATAACATTATATGTTTTGATTTACCAGTCATAAAAAAATTATATGGTGTAGAACCAAAAGCAATAGTGGTTGATACCCTTGTACTGGGTAGATTATATTTTCCAGATAGAAAAAATAGAGATTTTAAACTATTTAGAAAAGGTAATTTACCACCACAACTTATAGGCTCACATAGTCTAAAAGCTTGGGGGTATAGAATAGGTATAAGCAAAGGGAAGTTTGCAGAAGAAAGTGACTTCTCTGTTTTTTCTGAAGATATGTTACAATATTGTCAACAAGATGTTTGGCTAAACACTTGTTTGTATAAAAAATTTGAGAACATAAAATACTCTCAAGATGCAGTTAAGTTGGAACATAGAATTCAAGAAATTTTGTTTGCACAACAAGAACACGGCTTTCCATTTAATGAAGAGGCAGCACAAAAGCTTTTTTCTAAATTAAATGACGAGAGGTGTCTCATTGAGACAGACTTGAAGAAAGACATATCTGCTTGGGTACACGAAGAAGAGTTTGTACCAAAAGTTAATAGTAAAAAATATGGATATGAAAAAGGTGTACCTACTATAAAGAGAACTGTTACTGAGTTTAATCCAAATAGTAGAGAACATATAGCCAGAATGCTACAAGAAAAGTATGACTGGAAGCCAAAAATTTTTACAGAGACTGGATTACCTAAAGTAGATGAACGAGTTCTTAGTTCTTTGGATTATCCAGAGGCAAAAGTACTAACTAAATATTTAACAATACAAAAAAGGCTAGGACAACTTGCAGAGGGTAAACAAGCTTGGTTGAAACTAGTAAAGAAAGGAAAGATAAATGGATATGTTAACCCAATGGGAACATACACTTCGAGATGCACACACAAGAACCCAAATATGGCTCAAATACCTAGTGTCAAAGCTGAATATGGGGTGGATTGTCGTAGTTTGTTTTATGCTAATGATGACTACAGCCTTATGGGGTGCGATGCTAGTAGTTTGGAGTTGCGTTGCTTATCCCACTATATGGCTAACTGGGATGATGGTCGATATGGTAAGCAGGTTGTTAACGATGACATCCATACAATTAACCAAAATGCAGCAGGGTTACCAACTCGTGATAATGCCAAAACTTTTATCTATGCTCTCATTTATGGGGCAGGGCACGAAAAACTTGGTAAGATTATTGGCAAAGGTAGCCAAGAGGGTAGCAGGATAAAAGCAGATTTCTTTAAAAAGATACCTGCATTAAAAAACCTAACAGAATCTGTTCAAAAAACTGCAGAGAATGGGTATATTTTTGGTATTGATAAAAGAAGAATACCAGTTATGCACCCACACGCAGCACTAAATACTCTTCTCCAAAGTTGTGGAGCAATTTTAACAAAACGATGGATTGTTATATTTCACGATTTGTTAAAAGAAAGAGGCTATATAGATGGTTGTTGTTATAAACAAGTAGCCTATGTACACGATGAAGTGCAAGTATTAGTTAAAAAACATAAAGGAGAGGAAATTGGTAAAATCTGTGTCGAAGCAATCAAAAAAGCAGGAGAATATTACAACCTCAGAGTCCCCCTTGACGGAGAGTTCAAAATTGGAAAGAACTGGGCTGAGACCCACTAAGAAGACTCGCAAAGACTTTGATATTGACCTTGCTTTTGGAAAGCTACACGAAGATAAGATTCTCGATATGCTTGAGAATAAAAAGATTGAAGTAAAAACAGAAAGAGATGTGTGGACTCGTTCTGGTAATATAGCAATCGAATTTGAAAGTTATGGTAAACCAAGTGGCATTGCAGCTACTAAAGCTGACTACTGGTTTCATAATCTTTCAGTAGGTAGTCAAGTTTTTTGTACACTTGTATTTGATGTAAAAGTATTGAAACAAGTTATAAAGAATTTAGATTACGAAAAAATAGTAAATGGTGGTGATAATTATGCATCAAAAATGTACTTAATTAATTTATCAAAACTATTTGCAAAAGACACACTAAAACTTTATAAAAACCTAGTACCAAAGATTGGAGAAAAAAATGGAAAAAGTACTACTGATTGACGGAGACATTGTAGCTTATCAAGCTGCATCTGCCTCAGAACATCCTATACAATGGGATGATGACCTCTGGACTCTACATAGTTATGAGTCTGAGACTAATCAGAAAGCTGATGAGATTATAGATAGTCTTATGGAGCAATCTGGTTGTAAAAAGAAAATGATTTTTCTTTCTGGTAAAAAAGTATTTAGGAAAGAAATAGATACTGAATATAAAGCAAACAGAATTGATAAAAGAAAACCTATGGGTTTAGCTGCAGTTCGTGCTCATCTAAAAAAGAAGTATAGAGCAAAATCTATGGAACATCTTGAGGCTGATGATTTGCTTGGTATTTATGCCACAAAAGACCCAGACAAATATATTATATGGACACCAGATAAAGACCTAAGACAAATTGCAGGACAACATATTATAAATGGACAAGTAGTAACCATAGAAAAGAATGATGCTATGAAAAAATTTTACAAACAAATATTGACT